GATGAAGGGGTTAAAATCTTTAGTGATCGCTTCGAAAAGACAAGGAGTGGTAGTGCCATCCATATCCGTGATGCTGTTTCCAAGCCCCAATTTATAAACCTTTCCATTATGATCACCTCCTAAATCTATTAAGGCGCCTTCTGTCTGTGAAAAAGTATCCCAGGTATAAAGAGCTTCTTTCCACTTATCGAAATTGTTTGCCCACACGTCATCAGCTGTGATTCTTCCAAACCCTAAACAGCTAAATGGGAAAGTGTAGACAGCGTAAGTATTATCGATATAGTTGAATGCTAAAACGCTATTAGATGGCTCAACTCCTCCCGTAGAATCATCGTCATAATCTCGATAGCAAAGCCAACCTTCTTTAAAATCATCAAACCTTTCTCCATAACATTGACCAATACTTCCCTGATCAATTGATAGTACTGGCTGCTGCTGGTCAACTCTCAGGTTCAAAGTGAAGTCTGGGATAATCTCATCTACTCGTTTGACGTTCACCCCATCTGATCCAACAATCGCTGGACGCCCAACAGAAGAGAACCAAGAGTCATAGTTGATGGCAGAATAGCTTGCGTCGCACCTCCAAATCACGTTAGTAGGATCCCACCGGAAAGGAGCAAAAGCGTCACCCGTATAACGAAAAACCATCTCCGAGTTAGAGAATCGTACAACCAAATCTGTATTAATTACGCTAAATGTACGTATCACTTCAGAAGTTGGGGCTAAAAGCTGCTCATTATTGGTAAAGCTCAATGGGTTTCCAGCTTCAGACCAGTAAATTCCATTTAAAACAGGAGTGCCGCTTTCAAAGCATGAAATAAGCAAGAGTCTTTCCCTTTGTACTGCTACATGTAAAACTTTGCTGAGATCATATGGTGCTACAGTGTTTGGCTTTGAAGAAAGGTTTGAGTTCAAATACTTCAAACAAGTTCCATCATAGTATCTAGGAGCATCTGCTGAGTTTGTGATAAATGCTTTACCTTGATAGTTGGCGACTGAGAAGAAGTTGGTGAAATCTCCTGTAAAAGTATCCCCATAAACGCAGCCAGAAAAATTCATTTGATTAGCAGCAGGCTGATTTACAGTGAAAACCATGCGCCACTGACCAGTCGCATAATTGATAAAATTTTGTGCCGCAGGGTTTAATGTAGAACCTGAAAGCAAGCCAGCGCCATTGTCAGTAATTGTATCTAATAAAGTCGCAGTTGGGCTAGAGCTGTTGAAGATTTTGAACTCAACTTCCCCAGGCACAAGTGATGTAGATGAAGAGCCAGTAAAAGGGCCTGTTGTATTGTTAAAACCAGTAGCAATATTTAGAGCCTGTATTTCATGGGGGATTTCAGAAATTCCATAATCAGATTGCTGAGCAATCGCCATACTGGAAAGTAGCGTTACAACTTTTCCAACACGCTTTGTATCAAATATCAACACATCTTGTGAGCTGGTAGAACTAATAAATGGTTTTATACCCATTATAGGCTCTAAAGAACCTGGAGCAGAGTCATAAGTCAAGATAACGGTGTTATATTGCGTTCCCCCGACAGTCAAATTTGCAGGCGCAGCGGCTCCAAAAGTGACGCTAACAACTCCTGTCGTATAGTTGACTGTACCAGTTCCTCCATTGGATCCTGTTAAGGAGCCTGTTCCATTATCAGTGAAAGTTTCAACCTGGGTTGCTCCTGCATTAATAGTCGACTGCACAGTGATATTGTTTGTCGTCGGAACAGATATAGTCCCAGTAAAGGTTTTATTTGCCCCGTCAATCACTCCCGTCAAAGCCACTTCTGTGCGATAACTCATAGTTGCAAAATGAAGATATCCAGGAATCTTCTCTACTACACCTCGATATAAATGAGCATTCTTTAGGACCTGAAAAGCATCTCTGGGCAGCAACCATGGCTCAACAGCTTCATCAAACCCTGTTCGAAAATTAGAAATAGCAAATGGAGTATATTCCTTTGACATTAGTTACCTATAGCCGACCAATAAAAGCCTTTATAATTAGATGAATCTGAAAGTGCTCGCCAGTTGAAGGAGGCTTTGGCTGTTGCGTGCTGAACAGATATAGTAGCCCGCGAACTAGGAGTAGCTCCTGATGCAAAACAGGCAGTTGTAGTAACGAAGAAACAATTATTGGGAAATGTAAAAGGAAAGGTTTGAGTTCCAGAAGTTCCATTTAAAGAAGTCGTTACAAAACCCCACTGAAGATAAACGCCACCAGGTAAACAGGTATACCCCGAAGCCGCAACCGATGGATTACGTCCTGTCAAAGCAAATGAACCTAGAGAATTCTGATAAGCTAATATTGGATTCGAACTGCCATCTCGATCTGCATAAAGAACTCCTCGTCCAGCACCAAGCCCAGGCGCTCCAGTGAAATCACTAAACGTAACCCATTGGTGATAGCCGTTTTTAGTGTCTGTGCTATCTCCGCTAGAGTAATGATCAACCTGGGCCCACGTTTGCAAATAGTTGAAATTAGCATTAATGATAGGCTGACTAGCAGCAACTGTTTGGTTCGGCTGCGGGACATTTGATGTGTAAAGAACCATTTTCTACTCCTAAAATGCTGGGACTGAACGTTGATATAAATACATTTCATAAGTGTCTTGCATACAAACGTCTTTATAACGGTTGTATTGAGTCATTATCTGGTCGTACTGATCCATTTGGTTGAAATCCGCAAAGATCTCTAAAGAGGCTCCATAAGCAATCAATGGGCCTAGATCGGAACGGAAAGGAACATCTGTGGTGTTAGTTAAGGAAGGAGGAATCTGTATCCCCTGCATCTTTATGAGGTAGACATCATCCGGTACAGGTCGCAGCACAAAATACTTCTGGTCATTCCTGGCTGATTGAGTAGCACTATCTAAAGGCGCACTCTTAAAGTAAAGAATCGACTGAGGCCTATTAGCCATGTAAGTTTGCGATGTTGCGGAAATGTTCGCATTAGCAGATGGTGCTACCGAAAATGTAATAGACACCGCGCCAGTAGTATAATCAATAGCGCCAGTAGCAGGTGAAAGAAATCCCCCGGCCCCGTCATCCTGGGCCACCTGACTCCCGTCGGTGACATATAAACTCCCTGGTAGTATTGGATAGGCAGAGACATTAAAACTGAAGCTAGTAGTTGTTCCATCACCTGTAGCAATTGCCGCTTTGTTGTCTTGTTCTGGCCAATCTTGGTAAAATAAATCGGGTGACGTATACCATTCGATTGGGTAGCCATCACACCAAACTTGAGGATTTAACGTTTGGAATGAAGTTGTAGGGCCGACATATTGATCTACGTTTGGCTCGGTAAAGAATTGATAATACGTATAGCCCCAAGAGATTTTCAGCTCTTTGAGCAACACGTATTGGTAAAACTTGTTGATATAGTCGTCCAATGTCGTGTTAGACATCATACCAGTAGAAGGACGACCTGTTGTAGATCGTACTTTTGATCTAATATCAGCAAGTGTCCATTCAGCCATTACGCCCTCTCACAAACAAAGTGTGTTTTAAATCCAGCGACATATACTTCTGGGATTCCATCGTTATTCCTGCGGTACTTTTCAATATTTTCGCGGCAGCTTTCTAGATTGCGGATTACTTCATAAGGCAAATTGTATTCATGACCGTCTATTAGCTTATACATCTTGAAAGGATGAGTTTTGCTGGCATAGTGAAATTCTAAAGGATGACCAGGATCTCTTTGGTTACGGAATATAATCTTTTCGTAATGTGGCATCTCGTTTGCTATAACCACTTCGTTTTCCTTAAGTTCCGCAGCTACTCTTTCAATTGACTCATCAGCAGGTCCAGATAAATGTTGCTCTTGCAGCTTCTCTACAGGAACTTTTTTTTCAGGTCTTTTTGTTACGATTGCCATTAATTGACTCCTATATTGTTATAGATATAATTCTACGAGGAAGAGTCGCCTCCTCCCCGTCGGTTAACAACCAAATTAATAAATTTAGTTGAATACAATCCTATTGGATGGTGACTACCAGCCAGTCGGCGTTTGCGTCCAAGCTTCCCAGTAGAAAACGTCAGCATTGTTACGGAACAAAGATGTTCCGAGAATAATACCAGACGATCCTGTGTCATATTGGTTTCCTGGAGGCGTACTACTAGAAGAAATCTTATTAGCAATACCGCCAGAAGTGTAAGTACCATATGCAGAAGAATCGACTGCGTTTCCGAAAAGATCCCTTAAGCT